TGGAGGGGGGTCCGAGGGCGCGGCTTTGCGGACCTACATTGAAAAAACGTGAGAAAACTCTTTTTAGGGTGCCACCAGACCCTCTTTTGACCCATGTCAACGCCCACCAAGGAAAAGCACCAAACACCAGATATTGTACCAACTGTGGTCGATCTGGCGGAGGTTTTAGGGACTACCCGCAAGACATTGAATGTTTGGCGGAAGCTCGACGGGGCTCCGAGGCCGCGCCCGAATGGTGGTCACTCGGTGACGGAGTGGCGCAACTTCATTTCATCGCGCGGACTCGGATCGCAGACACTTGGATCCCGCGAAGAGCAGTTGATGGATAGCGAGGCGCTGCGGGCTCGGAAGCTACTGGCCGAGGTCGAGGATCGCGAGCTCAAGGTGCTGGTTCGCAAGGGGCAATTTGTCCCGATCGACGCGGTGCGTGAGCGGTGGTTCTATCACATCGGACAGGCAAACGCCCTGCTTCGGAACAAGCTCGAAAACGAATTGCCGCCGCTACTGGTCGGCAGAGATGCGGTCGACATCCGCAAAGAAATGGCCAGGGTGGTCGATGAGTACATCGCGATCATGAACTCTGGCGATCAAAAGAAGATCCCAAAACTTGAAACCAGAGGACGAAAGAAATCCGACGACTGACCTGCTCGATGAGATCCTGCGCTCTGGGCATGTGATCACCGATCGCCGGCCGCCGTGGCAGTGGTGCGAGCAGCATGTCGAGTCGATCCCATACTCGCCGGTGCCGGGTGGATTCCAGTCGGGCAACTCTCCATGGATCCGCGAACCATTGGAGGCACTGGCAGATCCGTCGGTTTCGCTGGTTTCGATCATCGCGGCGATTCAGGCGGGCAAAACCATGACCGCCGAGCTTGGATCCTGCTGGATCGCGGCGAACGCGCCCGGACCGATGCTCTGGCTCGACCAGACAGACTCCGACGCAAAAGATCAGATGGAAAACCGTCTGCAGGTGCTCTGGAAGCAATGCGCGCCGATTCGGGAGATTTTGCCGCGCCAGCAAGGGACCGAAAGGCACAAGCTCAAGCGCAACTCGGTCGCATTTCTCAACGGCATGACCGGCTGGGTGCTCGGTGCTCACTCCAAGACCAACCTACAAAGGAGATCGATTCGCTGGCTGATCGGCGATGAGACCTGGCGCTGGCCATCCGGTCACATGGCCGAGGCCGAGGCGCGGGTCACCGCCTTCGGGTGGCTGGGAAAAAGGTTCTTCGTGTCGCAGGCCGGAGAGGTCGACGACGACACCGACCGAAAATTCAGATCCACCGACCAACGCGAATGGTGCTGGCGATGCCCGAGCTGCAAGACGACGCAGCCATGGAAATGGGAAAACATAGAATGGTCGAAGGATTGCCGCCTCGAAGATGGCGCGTGGGATTACGAGCGGGTCCGCGAGACCACCGAAATGTTCTGCGAGTGTGGCACCCGATTTCCCGATACCGACCGATCACGGCGTGAACTCAACAACCCTATGAATGGCGCGCGTTATGTCTCCCAGAACCCCGGAGCGGCGAAATCGAATATCGGCTTCCATTGGAATGGCCTCTGCGCTGGATCATGGGGCAACCTCGCCGAGATTTACCTTCGGGCGAAAGCGTCGGCACGCACTGGCGACATGGAGCAGTTGAAAATCTTCTGGCAGAAGCGTCTCGCCCTACCATTCACCGAATACACCGAAGATTTCTCGATTAAGATCACCGACAGCACCTACGCGCGCGGCGATTTAGCCTGGGAAAAGGAAGGCGCGATCATCGGTGGCAAGATCCGGGTGCCGGATGAGGATGACGATCCGCCGGTTCGGCTGCGCGTGATGACGGTGGATGTTCAAATGGATCACTTCTGGTGGCTGATCACGCAGTGGAGTCCTGATGGATCCAGCCGCCGGATCGACTGGGGAACAGCCCACACCTGGGAAGAGTTGCTCGAACAGCAGGAAAAGTACCGCGTTTCATCCTCGCTCGTCGGCGTCGATGCCGGTTTCAACTCCTACGAGGTCTACCAACGCTGCGCCGAGCATGGCTGGGTCGCCTTGATGGGTGACAGGAAGGCCACATGGACTCACCGACTAAAGCAGCGCCTCGGCGTCGGCGTCCGGGTCAAGTCGCTTGATCGGTTCTACTCACCGAAGCGCTCGATCAACTGCTCGGCAGGCAAAGTCGCCCAGATGTTCTACTGGTCGAACCTCAACATCAAAGACGCCCTCTCGCGGATCCGCCGCAATCAAGATCCAAGCCGAGGCCCGACATGGGAGGTGCCGGTCGAGGCTCTCGCCGAGGTCGACAACGACGAAAAGAAGATCGCGTACCTGAGCCAGATGGAATCCGAGATGCGGATCAAGGACGGCGACAAGTGGCAATGGTCGCGGATCCAGAAACGACCGAACCACTTACTCGACTGTGAGGCGATGGCGACGGTGTTTGCCTTCATGCTCAAAATCCTTGGCCGCGAGACCGAGCAGGAAGCCGCCGAAGATTGACAACTTGTCAGAGGGCATGGCGGCCCTCGACATGACGACAGGATTTTCCACTGAAGAAGTGGTTGAGATCCTCGAAGAGAACAAAAAGACACTCAAGAAGCTGATGATCAGCTTCCAAGAGTCGGGATCGCAGATCACTTACAAGCGCCTCGATGACACGAAAGAGATCATCGCGGCTTGCCAGCACGCTCTCCGCAAGCTCGACCCGATCACCTACGGCAAAACACGTCGCACCTGTCAGTCAACTGCCGGTAATTTCTAACATGAACCTGCTGCAAAAAATCACCAAGTCCGCCGCTTCAGCCTTCGGATGGTCACCCTACGAGAGCGTAAACCCATCGCCGGTTCGCCAACGCCTGCCCGCCGCAGCTCCGCAAGACCACCGCAAGGAGGCAACGCCACTGGTACGCAACGAACTCATCAAAGGCAGCCGGTATCTGATGAAAAACAGCGGGTTTGCCCGCGAAATGGTCTTCGACATGGCCGTCTACTCGGTCGGCGATGGTCTCAAGATTCAGCCAAAGACCGAAGACCGCGAGTGGATTGCCGGCGCGCTCGACTACTGGGAGGAATGGTCGAATCAGTGCGAGGTGACGGGACGATTCTCCCTCTCCGAGTGCGAAATGCTTATCTGCCGCGCGATCGACGAAGACGGTGATATTTTCGTCCATCTCACCCGCGTTGAAGGCCGCCCGGTGATCCAACTCATCGAAAGCCACCGCGTGAGCGGCGGGAACAACGACGGCACGGTCGATGGCATCCGTTTTGACGGCTATGGCCGACCAGTTTCGTACAATGTGCGCCAGGATGACGGCACTTTCATCGAGCTTCCGGCCTACTCGGTGCTCCATATCTTTGACCCAGAGCGCGCATCATCGGCTCGCGGCGTGCCATCACTGGCGCATTCGATAAATCACATCCGCGATGAGATGGAATTGCTCGCGCTCGAAAAGCACGCGCTCAAGGACCACGCCGACAAATCGTTCGCGATCACCACGCAGAATGGCGAGATCGACAGCAATGATGGCTTTGGCGGACTCGACATCGACTCTGGCAAGGCCGAGGACAATCCACACAGCGACCCGACTGCACTACAGAGAATTGTCGGCGGCAAATGGGTCGCGCTCAAGCCCGGAGAGGAACTCAAACCCTTCGAGTCCAACCGCCCATCGCCCACCTTCACTGGATTTCTCGATCACCTTCGCCGCGATTCGGCACTTGGCGTCGTTCCTTACGAGTTCACCGCAGATTCAAGCAAGATCGGTGGCGCCGGAGTCCGTATGGTGGTCGCCAAGGCCGATCGCCGATTCTCCCACAGGCAAAACATCCTCATCCGCCGCTTTCTCACGCCCGTCTGGAAGTTCGTCATCGGCGACGCCATCACTCGTGGCGAGATCCCGCTGATTGCAGGATGGTGGAAGATTTCCGTCGTCACCCCGCGCAGCGTCACCGTCGATGCCGGTCGGGAGTCGCTGCAAAACCGCGAGGATGTGAAGGCCGGTCTCAAAACTCTCTCCGATCACTTCGCCGAGCTGGGCATGGACTTTGAGGAGGAGGCCGAACGCCGCGCACGCGACATCGCGCACCTTCAAGAACTCGCCAAGAAATACGACATCCCACTTCAGATGCTGTTCGCATCGGGAGTTGCCACCCCGCCGGTCGAAGCGCCGACCGGGCCTGCGAAGTGATGGGGAATTGACACCCCACGCATCGCGTGAACGCACGCGATCTCATTTTGACACAGGAGCCGTGGGCCATCGCCCCGGAGGCAATGGACGGCATCATCGGTTTGGCCATGGATATGGCCGCCGGCAAACTCTTCACCCTGCCGCAGAGCGAGGCGCCGCAGTCGATCATGAGCGTCGCCGATGGCGTCGCCACAATCTCGATCACCGGACCACTTCTTCCGACCACCGACGAGTTCGATCGCGTGATGCTCGGGGCGACGAGTCTCGATGAAGTTCGCTCCACCGTTGAAAGCGCCGCCGCTGATCCAGCGGTCACATCGATCGTCCTCAACATCGACTCTCCTGGCGGAACCGTTCGCGGCACCCCCGAGGCCGCCGATGCAATCTACGAAGCCAGCAAGGTCAAGCCGGTGCGTGCGCACACCTCCGGAACGATGGCATCCGCCGCCTACTGGCTCGGCTCGCAAGCCACCAGCGTCTCGATGACGCGCTCGGCATCGGTCGGATCCATAGGCGTGATGGTCCCGCACATCGATCAGAGCAAACGCGCCGAGATGCTCGGCGTGAAGGTCGAGCTTTTCACCACCGGGAAGTTCAAAGCCGCCGGTTTCCCTGGCACCTCGCTCACTGAGTCACAGCGCGAACTGATCCAAGAGCGCATCGATCAGGTGTTCGGCGAGTTCAAATCCGCCGTCACGCGCCAAGGTCGGAAGATCCCCGCCGAGGCGATGCAAGGGCAGACATTCTACGGCCCGCAAGCCGAGTCGCTGGGCCTCGCCACCGTGGTGCGCAGTGCTTCGCAAGCAGGCAAAGCCGGATCCTCTCCGCTTCGCGCAGTTGACACTGCGGAAGATGGCATGAGCGAACAAGTCGCCAGCACCCCATCCGAAGAAGTCGTCGCATCGGTCGAGACCGTTGTTGCGGAAATCGCCAACGAAGCCGCCCCATCCGCACCGGAAGGTGAACAAGAGGCAGCTCCTGAATCCGCACCAGAAGGCGAAACCGAAAGCGCACCTGCTGATGAGCCGAAGGAAGAGTCGGCCACCGAAATCATCGGCGACCTCAAGGCAACTCTAGCAACGCTGCAAGGCGAGATCGCCGCACTGAAGGCCAATCAACTTTCCCTCGATGAAGCAGTGGCCGCCAAGGCCGCCGCCATCGCAAGCCGCAGCTCCAGCGCACCCGTGAATGTCTCACCGGACGCACAGAGCAGCGAGAGCATCTACGACC